GAACAGAACAAAGCGTAGGAGTTGTTGCAAGTGGTACAGCGGCTAAAACTATAAGTTTCAATAAAAGCTTTTGGACGGGTACAAGTTCATTAGGTGGGGCAAGTGCTTATCTTCCTAGTATTTCATTAATCCCGCATAATATGGCGACGGGTGACTATATCGAAATGGGAACGGTTACAGGTAGCCAATTCACTGTGACCTTTAAATCTTCTGGGGGTAGTGCTGTTGATAGAAACTTTACTTGGCAGGCCGTGGGGTATGGGCGGAGTGTCTAAACTAGAAAAGAATTGAGGACGGGCAAATTTCACAAAATGATTTTGTAATTGATAATGATTCAGGGCAAAACGTCAGGACTGATATTCAAGGTGCTTTTCAAGCTTTAGCGTCTTTAAGTAGTGGAACCTCTCAGCCAACGGCGGCAACGACTCACGCTTATCAATTATGGGCTGATACTACAAATAACAAATTAAAGATTAGGGATGCTTCTAGTAATACAACTTGGTATGAAATCGGCGCATTAAATACAGCAAATTTAGGTCTTGCATTATTGACAGGTGCAACGTTTACAGGGGAAGTAATATTTAATTCAACCGGTTCAATTCAACTTCCATCAGGTACAACCGCCCAAAGGCCGGGTAGTCCTACTAATGCCGACATACGTTATAACAGCACAGAACATGAAGTAGAAGTTTATAAAAATGGATCTTGGGAAGAGGTAGGAAGTGGAACAGGCGCAACCGGTGGTGATGGCGGTGACAATGCTGTTTTCTGGGAGAATCAAGCAACGATTACGCATAGCTACACTTTGACGGCTGCGCGTGGTGTTGGTAGTTTTGGCGGTCCTGATGGAATCGTAATTAATAGCGGGGTAACAGTGACAATCCCTGCTACAAGTGCATGGACCATTATTTAATTTGCTACCTCGACATAGCACGCTAAACTTTAACCATGAGCGTAACCATTTCAGGATCATCAGGCATAGCATCGGTTGATGGATCGGCTGGATCTCCATCTGTTCGTGGAACAGATGCCAACTCAGGGATTTTATATTCATCCGATGAGATTAAGTTCGCGACTGGTGGAACGGAAAGGATGTCGATAACAAATAATGGTTTTACTGGGATTATTCAAGGATTCACCGAAGTCGATAGGTGGTTACTTACTTCAAACGCTTCAACAAGCCAAAACCCTATAGATAATAATTGGGCGAGGTCTTCCCTAAGTGCTAATGGTGTAGCTCAAAACTTACCAATTGGAACTGGTATGAGTGAAAGTTCGGGTGTTTTTTCTTTTCCTTCTACAGGTCGCTGGTGGGTAAGGTTTCAGGGGAATGTAAAACATTCGTCGGGGAATCAGTGGGCGGAGGCATATATAAAGGTAACTGGTGATAATGGGTCTAATTGGAACTATTATGCGGTTGCGTATGATAATCAATACGATGATAGTAGTTGGGTATATGGAACAATTAACACCGATACTTTTATCGATGTAGAAGACACTTCAAACGATAAAGTGTCTATTCAGTTAATGTTTGATACAAGTAATGATGGAGTTATTCTTGGCGGTACCTATGCTACTGGAATAACCTTTTTAAAAATAGGAGAGACTTAAAATGGATAGAAAAACAGGAAGAGCCGATCACATAGAAGATTACTTGGTCACAGTTCGTTCAGGCGGATGGTTTGGCTTTAGTGATCCTTTTAATAAAGTTTATGCAAATTTAATCGTTCATGATGGTGGATCTAAGCCAACTGAAGCCGAGATAAATGCAGGATTGAAAAAGCTACAAGATGATTTTGATGCCTTAGATTACGCTCGCAAAAGAGCTAAAGAATATCCTTCAATAGCCGATCAACTTGACGACATCTACCATAATGGCATTAATGGTTGGAAGGCTACAATTAAAACAACTAAGGATAATTATCCGAAGCCATGAGTTCAATTAAGCTAAAACACGCTTCAGGAAATAGCATGAGCATTGCGGCTCCTGCAACTAACCCCGCCTCTGATTTAGAACTGAAATTACCTGCAACTGTAGGTACTGCTGGTCAGTATTTAAAGAATAGTTCTACTGCTGGAACACTTGAGTTTGGTGCTGCACCTGATTATGTCAAGCTTCAAACAGTTGGAGGTGGAAGTACTATTAATAATATTACTGTTGACAATTTAGATACTTCTGTTTATAGAGCATTCCAGTTAATTGGTGGAGTAAGTCCAGGTGATGATAATGTAGATTTGAATTTTTATTGGAGAGTGTCTGGTTCAGATTGCGTAGCAAATAAATATGATTATGGACAAACGTACACTTATCCAGATAATAATTCTTACGTCATATCAAAGAATGATCAAGGAAGAATGCAAATGACGGAAAACGGAGGAAATGGATCTAGAGAAGGATTCAGGTTCAACATATTTATGTTCCCTTACCGTAATGGAGATGCTAATCAGATTGGTAATTTTTGTACATGGCAAGGTATACGGATACAAGATGGACCCACTCCAAGATTTTTATCTGGACAAGGATTATATGATGTAGACAATATTTATCCTGATGGCTTTAAATTACAAACAACAAGCGGTCAAATGAATGACTACAACTATTCACTTTATGGAATAAAACGATGATTAGATACCATCTAATTAACGGGGAAAGAGTAGCCTTTACAGCAGAAGAAGAGACTGCTAGGGACAAAGAGGAAGAAGCATGGAAAACAGAAAAGGCTTCCAAGGAATATATAGGGAAGCGGATAGAAAGTTATCCTTCAATACCAGAGCAGTTGGATCTACTTTATAAAGATATGGTTGCAGGTAAGATGGATGCAACAGGTTCTTGGGCTACTCGTATCAAGGCTGTCAAGGACGCTAATCCAAAACCATGAGCCAATTAAAAGTCAACGCAATACGCCACACCTCGGCATCATCAGATGCTGTTACCTTGGCAACCGATGGAACGTGTACGGCAAAGATTACTAATAATCTAAGCAACAGAAATTTGATAATTAATGGGGCAGTAGCAATAAGCCAACGCAATGGTACAAGTAATACAACTATTGGCTCTGGAGCAACTTATGGCCCAGATCGAATAGCAGCAAGAACACAAACAGGTAGCGGTCATACACTAGCTCAAACAGCAGATGGCCCTGCTGGTTTTAAGTATTCTGCAAAAGTAACTATTGGTACTGGAGGTTCGCCATCAGCAGCTAATAAAAATTATCTTTATCAACCTATAGAAGGAAATAATGTTGCTCATCTTGGTAGTGGAACATCTAATGCAGAAACAGTAACATTATCTTTCTGGGTAAAATCTAGTTTAACTGGTAACTTTGGAGCAGCAATAGTAAGCGGTGCTGCCGATCATTCTTACACCTTCCCTTATACAATTAGCTCTGCAAATACATGGGAAAAGAAAACAAAAACAATAACACTTCCTACAAGTGGGGGAACTTGGGCGACTGATAATGCTGCTGGACTTACTGTTTTTTGGGATTTAGGTTCAGGTACTGACTTTGAAGGTACTGCAAATCAATGGAATAGTGCTTTTGATGTTCGTGCTAGTAGTGATGTCAAATTGATGGCAACTAATTCAGCTACTTTGTATATCACAGGTATCCAGCTTGAAGTCGGAGACTATCCAAGTTCGTTTGAATTTAGGAGCTATGGTGATGAATTAGTTAGGTGTAAACGCTACTATCAATTAAATCAAGGTAATACAGGTTATGCTTACAATAGTACTACATGTAGATGTATTATTTCAGGAACTGTTGACATGAGGACTGGTCCAAGTATTGCCATTGTTGCTGGTACTAACGCCATTGAAGATTTTGGTATTGCAAATAGAAACCTAACAAATCTCGGTGGGCTATCAGGAGCCTCAACTCTAGGTGGGATGGTAGATGCGACTATAGCTAGTTCTACTTCAGGCAAACCTCATGGCCTTAGTGCAGGAGCTATTTCAATGAGTGCGGAGCTTTAATTATGACCATTAAATATAAATCATATAAAGATTCTACTAATACTGTAATTTCTTTTACTAAATGGGATAATAGTACATTCTTAATGGCTATCCCATTAAACCCAGAAAACACAGACTACAAAATTTACTTGCAATGGGTAGCCGATGGCGGGGTAACAGAAGCCGCAGAATAGGCAGCTAAACTAAATATAGAAATTACTAAGCCGACATAGCAAAATGGCTATAGGACCGGGAACGTATAACATGACCGTTCAACGGCGGTCTGATCATTCGATTCAAATAATTTTTAAGGATTCTGGTGGTACTGCTATTAACCTTACGAATTGGTCAGCAGCGGTGCAAAGCTGGAATCAAAACCGCACCAAGAAATACGCGGATTGGTCGGTTGCTTACACCAATAGGGCAACGGGAACAATAGATATTTCTTTATCAGTTGATCAAACAACTATCTTGCCTGACACGTCTTTTTATGATGTCTTGTTAGTTAATGCAAGTGGTAAAAAGGAATATTACCTTGAAGGGAAAGTAACCTGTGATGAGGGGTACACAACGACATGACACAAGTAAACATCACAGAAACTAAAAACACTGTCACCGTTAATGAAGGTGATGCCACTGTTGTTACTGTCGCGACGCTAGGGCCACAAGGCGCCACATCAGATTTTGATTTAGATAGTTCGGCAAAGGTTAATGGAAGCGTTGTCTATTATGACAGTAGTGCCGGCAAGTTCAAAGCCGACGACGATGTCACTCGTTTAAAACTCGTTTTCGGAGGATCATTTTAGAAAATGGCTAACACAATCAGAATCAAAAAAAGGGCATCTAGTAGTGCGGCGGGTGCGCCTTCTACTTTGGCGCCTTCAGAGTTAGCCTTCAACGAAAATACAGGCGACTTAAAACTTTATTACGGCTATGGAGATAATGGATCAGGGGAAGCAAGTTCAATAATAGTTATTGGCGGAAGTGGCGGTTTCTTTAATAAGACCGATACAAGAAGTGCAAATGCTATTCTTAGCGGCCCGACTACAGGAAGCGCAGCGGCGCCAACATTTAGGTCACTTGTAGCTGCTGATATTCCATCAATTGCGCATACAAAGATTAGTGATTTTGATACAGGCGTAAGGGTTAATAGACTTGATCAAATGGCTTCAGCTACGGCTGTTGTTTCAGGTGTTACCCCTACTGCTGATGCTCATTTTGCAACTAAAGGATATGTAGACACCACAGCACAAGGATTAGACGTAAAGGATTCTTGTAAGGTTGCAACTACGGCGAATATTACGTTGTCAGGTACTAAGACAATTGACGGTGTTGCTATTAGTGCTGATGAAAGAGTGCTTTGTAAGGATCAGAGTAACGCTAGCGAAAATGGTATTTACCTTTGCAAGGCAGGTTCATGGGCAAGGGCTGATGACATGGCTGCCGGCGAGGATGCCGCAGGGAATTTCACATTTATTGAGCAAGGTTCAACATATGCCGATGTGGGTTTTGTTTGCTCAACCAACAAAGGAAGTGCAGTTGTAGGAACAAATAACCTCGCCTTCACTCAATTTTCTGGGGTAGCAACTGTAACTGCCGGCGATGGTCTGGACAAGTCGGGGAATGAATTAAGTGTCGATCTAAAAAGCAACGGCGGGTTAGTAATTGAATCAACTGAATTGGCGGTTGATTTGGGTGCAAGTTCTATAACTAATACCCTCGCAGTAGCGAACGGTGGAACAGGGGCAACTTCGGCAAGTGCGGCAAGAACGGCACTTGGTTTAGCGATTGGTTCTAACGTCGTTGCATACGCGGCTGACTTAAACACCCTTAGTTCTTGTCAATCTGGGGCGGCTTCGGCCTTAGCTGCTTTAACTTCTACAGAAGTAGGAATATTAGACGGTGCCACAGTTACAACAACTGAATTAAACCTTTTAGACGGTGTTACAGCTTCAACGACAGAATTAAATTATGTAGACGGTGTTACCTCTAATGTTCAAACTCAGTTAGACGCAAAGCAAGCATCAGACGCAGATTTAACGGCTTTATCTAGTTGTCAGACTGGGGCAGCGGCAGCACTAGCTTTACTCACGTCTACAGAAGTTGCAATTCTCGACGGCGCAACCGTAACTACTGCTGAGTTGAATATTCTTGACGGTGTAACGAGTACAGCAACAGAGTTAAATCTATTGGATGGCGTTACCGCTACAACAACTGAATTAAATTATATCGACGGTGTGACTTCTGCAATTCAAACTCAATTAGATGCAAAATTAACATCTAGCTCAACAATTGATGGAGGTACATATTAAAAACTAACTATTAGGAGGCGAGGGCATGGCTAACACAATCAAATTAAAAAGAGGAACTAGCACCCCGTCAAATAGTGACATTGCTAGCGGAGAGGTTGCAGTAGATACGTCGGCGCAAAAACTTTATATCAATGATTCGGGAACGGTTAAAGAAATTGGTGGCGGTGGTGGCGGTGCAACTGGAGGAAGTAACGATAAAATTTTTCAAGAAAACGGCCAAACAGTCACGGCCAACTACACAATCGGGGATACTTTCGGTGCAGCCTGTAACGCTATGAGTGCAGGCCCTATAACAATCAACAACTCAATTACCGTTACTATAGATTCAGGCGATACATGGATTGTGCTATGAATATTGAAAACATACAGAAACTATCTCTTGAGTGGCAGGAAGAATTAAACAAAGAGAAGCAACGCAAGATTCAAGCGCAAGCGGTTTTAAATGAAGCTAATACTAAAATTAATATGATTGAAGGGGGGCTTCAATTTGCTGAGATGTTGGTGAAGAATTTTGGACAGACAGGGAACATAGAATTAAATACAAAGGCATCAAGGCCACAAAGAAAGCCGAAATCATCCCAATAGTTATAGGTAAAGCTTTAATAATTGATTCTTTGATAATTTCTTTCAACTAGTTTATTAAAGATATTAGGTTTATTATGACTTCATAGTAAGCACTTAACAAATGAGAAAATTTTTAGATGGATTAGCCGTTGCCTCTTTTGTCTTAACCGCGGGAATTATTGGCGGTGGTTTCTTTGGTTATAAGTATGTGACTAGCCCACAGGGACAAGCAAAAATTAAGAATGCAATTATGGGTGATCTTAAAAAAGCATTACCCGGTGCTATTGGTGGACAAATGCCAAAGACAACAGGAACAGCGTTAGATATAAAACCAAAATTGCCTTTCAAATAAAATTGTTTGACTGATCAAAAGACTAACGAGGAAAAGCAAAAAGAAGCGATAGAGGAAGCAAAGGCCGAATGGTTAGAAGCGAAATTGATTGAGGAACACAAGAATAAAACAAATGAACGAAATAACGATTCCAGAGATACCAGAAATTAACATCCTAGTCCCTGAAGTTTATATACCCGAAGTAACCCCGCCGCCGATCCTTCAGATAGCTGTTCCCGGTTGTACTTACACCCATAGAGACATTGGAAACACAGGAAATATAAATTTATTATTGGATGATTTTAGAGGCGTAACGTACAGCGCTCCTTGTGGTCAATATCCAAGTTTTATACCAATGAATTATGAACCTGATGAATTAGTAATTGTTGAGGAAGCACCCGTTAATTCTCAAGAACCAAATATGCCAAAGGTTCCAACTAGTGAGACTCCAAACGTTCCAGAAAAGAAAGAGGAAGAAACTTTTAAACCTTGCCCCGGCCCTAATAATCAAAGAGTAGGTGATTATAGAAACGAAAAAAAACTAGAAAGAGTTTCAGGGCACAAAAGAAATTTAGAGGGTGAATGTGAAACCTTGTATTCTGATGTTCCATTTATTGAACAATATCTACCAACGCCCGC